TCCACCAAATCTCTTAACGCAGCGTCACCGGATCGCTGGGCAAAGCTCTATAGCGAGAGCCTGACAACGCTAGCGCCGGCAATTCGCAGCACAGTTGCCAGCATTCTCCAACTTGATGAAACAAACGCCGCCAGTGTCGCGGCAGGTAAGCGTGCGGCCGAAGGTACTGCCGCAAACCGTCTGAAGGCGCTGGAGGCGGAACGCGCCGGCAATCTCAAAATCATCGCCTCCCGCGAGGCCATGCTTGTAGAGCTGGAAGCATTGCAAGGAAAATTAAACCACCTGCATGGCGCGAATGTCGCGCCGGCCAAGAACTACTTTGGAAAGAACGCCGCGAAGGGCGAGCAAATCAAAGCGGAAGCCTTGCCGTTTGCGCAGGGGGCGAGCGAAGCGGAAGCTGAAGCAAAGCATGTGCAGGCAACCGTTGATGAAATGAAATGGAAGAATGCAGAGATTGAAAAATCGATCGCATTAATCCAAGAAGAGGCCGCTGCGTCATCGGTTGCTGCTGCCGTCGGAAAGGCAAATGCCGAAGAGGTGATAAAAATCACCCAGATGAGCGCCAACGCTGCCCGCGCTGCTGATGCCGAGAAGCGCGCATCAGCGGTAGAGACGGCTCGAACTATCGCCGCAGCCAATCAAGAAGTCGCGGATGCGCAAAAGAGACACTTCGCGGAGCAAAAAGAGCTAGGCGCCCAATCCAACGATATGTGGAAAGGTTTGGCCGAACTCTACGCCGCCGGCAAGATAGAGGAAGCGCTAAAGGCTTCAGTCAAGGACGCTGACGAGTACCAACGCATCGTCGATCGTATGCGCGGCGCCGGAATTGACGGTGCCCAAGGCGCGAAGAACACGCTCGAACTGGCAAAAAAGGTCGAAGATGCAAATCCGAATCTGGGTCGAACCGATTCGCTGAAGATGACTATGGCGGCAACCGCCGGCACAGTAAGCACCGACCAGAAGAACCTGGGCGTGATTGTTCCAGAGATAGCCAAGGTGCTGACCGTTCTGGAACGGGATTTTCCTGCGCTTGTCGCCAACAAGGAAGATTTCGCCAAGAACGTGATGGGCGTGATGGAGGCGCGCGGCATTACCCAAGACCCGAAAAAAATGCTCGACACGCTGGACAATCTTGCCCGCGCCATCACATTGAGCCAAGGGAAGATGGGCGTGCAGGATTACGAAACGCTGATGCGTCGTGGCGGTCCTGGTAATGCGGTTGCGAAAGACAACGAATCGATCCTTTGGGACTATGCGGCAGCGGCGCAATTCAAGGTTGCCGGCGGTGGTGGCGGGGGAGGCGCGGGCGGCGTGTCAACCTTTGCCACGATGCAGAAGCAATCCGAGAAACGGGCCGCTGGGGGTGTCGCCGAAACACAAAACGCAGTCGACCTTCTGACCGAGTTCGGCGTTATTGACAAGAGCCAGCTTCATAAGGCAAATGGGGTAGGTGACGACGACTCGTTGCCGAGTCATTTTAAAACGGTTGCATACGCCGGATCTGAACACGCGGCCGAGAACATGACCAAGTTCGCAATGGACATGGTTAACGAGGTGAAGAAGAAGCTGGCAGCATCCAATCCCAACGACTTCCGCTTCTTTGCCCCTGGCGACGACAGAAAGTCAGATGCCGCTCAATCGAGAGCGTTCAACAAATACGCCCAAAGCGCATTCAGTAACACAAGCGAATCGCAGTATTATTCGACGTTTGCCTCGCAGGGTACGCAAGACCGGATCGGGAAAGAGGTACAAGCATCCAAAGACGCGCCCTCGTATGGCAAAGACCAGGAAGAGATAATGAAGTCCTGGGGGATGGCTGTACAGACGACAAACGCCCAATTGGAAAAGTTAGGCGTAGTTGTCGGCAACATCCTAATTCCAGTTCTCAAGCCGATGATGGAAGTCGTCACGTCCGTTGTGACTACGCTTCGCGAATTCGGCGAGAACGATCCAACTGCCGCCAAACTCGCTGTGATTGCCACAGCCGGCCTGGCTGTCAATATGGCCTTTCAAGGCTTCAAGAGTGTATTTGGTGTCGTTGGCAACCTATCGAGTGTGCTGAGTAGTGCGTCCAACTCTGCAAAGGGGATGGAGGTATCGACCAGCGGCCTTGCGACCTCTACCGCGAGCGCGCGCAAGGAAATGGTCGCCAATCTTGCAACCGCTGAAAGTTCGGCCCTCGCCCACCGCGAATTGGCACAAATTCAGCTTGCCGAGGCGCAGGCGACGGTATCAAACGCCAAAGGCTACGGTCAGTGGACAAGCGCAGTCAATCAGCTCATTCCGGCGCAAGCAAACGCTACGGCTAAAACAATCGCGCACACGACCGCGCAGACGGCATTGCAAAATGCACAGAAGGCATCAACACTTGGCGCGCGGGCATTGAATGGCGCGCTTAGTCTGTTCGGCGGCCCAATCGGTTTAATAATTACCGGGTTGACCGTTGCTATCGGGCTGTGGGATGCGTTCGGCGACCACGCCGCGACCGCTGCTGAAAAGGCCAAAGAGAAGACCGGCGAGGTTGTCGCGGAGGTCGATCAGGCGATCAAGCGCATGCAGGAAGAGCTGCAAGTTGCAAGCGGAGGCGAGAATGCGGTAGCCCGCAATAAGATTTCTGACAGCATTTCCTCTGACAAGACAAGTTTGGAGCAAGCGAAGCGGGATGCCGCAGCGGCCGAGCAAAACTTCGCAGACACTTCAAAACATGCCGGTGGAGATAGCGGCGAGGTGGCTATTGCCGCGAGCGCCAGTGCCGCAAGCAAAGCAGAAGCGGCGGTCAAATCGCTTGAGGATGGGATAAAACTCAAGGAGCAGAAGCTCAACGACTTGAACGAGCAAGAAAACAAGAACATTCTTGCTCGCGCAGCCAATACTGCAAAAGCGGCCGAACAGGCGCAGAAGCTATTATCGGACGCAACCAAGGCGGGCGCGGCGAAGGCTGACGCTACGAAGGGAGGGGCGACCCCGGCCGACCCTGGCGCCTTTACGCCGCCTAAGTCGAACTTTTCGCCAGTAAGTAAAGAACGCGCACCCGCAGAAGATCCACTGACAGCGGCGCTCGCTACCGCCGCAGCCAAGGTCGATGAGCAACAGATCAAGTTGGAGTCCATTATCAGCGGCGGCGAGAAGCTGTCCGATCTGAATGCAGAAGCAGCAGCAGTTATTGAGGGAAACCGCAAAGCTGGACAATACGACACGACTTCAAGAGATAGCAAGGGCAAAGAAACGCGATCCACGCCAGGCGCAGATTCGTCGCGCATCGCCGACCTAAAGGCCCAAACAGCCGCCAATATGCTGTTGGCCGAGCAGATCAAAGCCGTTACCTTTGCCAATGAGCGTGTCGCCGCCGCACAGGATGAAACAGACTTTGCGATGGATCGCCTCGATGATGGCAACTTGTCCAAGCAAACCGACGCCTTCCGCGCGCTGACGCGGGAACTGGATCGGGCTGAAGAGCGACTTGGCGCCGGCGCAAAGGCATTTGAGGCGTGGGGTCAAAAGAAGGACAAGGCGCTTTTGGGGCAGGCGCTTGCCGACGGCGCGAACCAGGCCGCAAACGACAAGCAGTCGCAAAAGACCGACACCAGCGGCATGTCACACAACGAAGCCATTACGTCAGAGCAAGGTGACGCCAACAAGAAGATCAATGACGTCCTTGATTCGCGCGAGGACGCCATCAAGGATAGTCTTGCCAACTCGATTAACGACATCAAGGCAAACCTTGACGCGCAATTAGAGCTGTATAAGGGCAACGACCTGGCGCGGCAGGTTTTGGAAATGCAAGCAGCGGACCAGATCGAACAGGTCAACCGCCAGGCAAATGTCGTCATCGAGGCGCTGGACGCCGACCGGACGGCCAAAGCAAAGCAGCAGGCCGCAGAGCTGAAAAAGGCACTCGAAACGCCGATGGATGGCCTGGCGAAGCAATGGGCAGACACGCAGCAGCAATTGCAAGGGCTGCAAGATCAGTGGGCGAACGGCTTTATCACGTTGCTCGAAACGACCATGCATAAAGGCGAAAGCCGCCTGAAGCAATTCAAGCAAACCGTGTCGTCCTATATGAAGCAAATCCTGACCGGCATCATGGATATTGCTATCAAGAAGGCGATGGGCGATTCGATGAAGACCGTCATCGACTCGGCAACGTCTGGACTTCAGTCGGAGTTTGCGAGCCTGTTCGGCTCGTCGGCACCTAGTGGCGGCACGGGCCTAACGGGATCAAACACGCCCGCGTCCGGCGCGATGACACAGGCGGGCGACTACGGCATGAGTTCGGCGGCGAGCGGCGTGTCGGGTGCGGCGTCGAACGCGGCGTCGACGGCTTCGCAGACGGCAGCGACAACTTCAGCCACGACAGCGTTGACCGGCTTAACAACCAGCGTCACGCCATTGGTAACCGGTTTCGAATCGTTGCTCACTACCGCCATCACGCCATTGACAACCGCCGCGCAAGCGTGCGCGACAGCACTCAACAGCGCAGCTACGTCCGCAGGTGGATCTAGCGCCGGCGGGATAGGCTCGGCCGGCGCCGGCATGATGGGCGGAGCGAGTAGTGCAGGCGCAGCTTCAGATGCGGATATGTTCGCTTCTGCCTTTGCGAACGGCGGGATCATGACCAACGAGGGGCCTTTGTCATTGCGCAAGTATGCGAACGGCGGTATTGCAAATAGCCCGCAGGTCGCAATCTACGGTGAAGCTGGCCCTGAAGCCTATGTCCCGCTGCCTGATGGTCGCACGATCCCTGTGACGATCAATACAAGTGGCGGCTCAAGCTCCGAATCAGCGAGCGCCGCTCCGGCCATCACTGTCAACGTCATCAATCAAAGCGGGACACAAGTGGCGGCGCAGCAGCAGGGTCAACCGACCATCAACGCGGGTCAAACAATCTTGAACGTGGTTCTGACCGCAGTAACGCAACCCGGTAGCTTCCGTACCGGCATGCAGAACGCGCTCAGTTCGTCTTCCTCGTCGTCCTCTAAACCAGCGTAAGGATCAATATGTCAACATCAACCATCAGCACGGCGTCACCGGCGCCTTTCTTCCCTGTTCTCTCGACAGAGCAGGACTCGAAATATTACTCGGTCGAAATGGAAGACGTCGCTGTCGTATCCGATACGGATGGCGGTTATATCGTGTCGCGCGCCAGAACGACCAAGCCGCCGCGTACCAAGTTCACGAGCGGCTTTACGGCAATCAGCAACGCCGATATGCAGTTGCTCCAGGCGTTTTACGCTTCAGTCCAGGGCGGCTCGGTGATTTTTGGGTGGAATGACCCGATCTCGGCCACGACCTATCAGGTGCGCTTCATGGACAAAAAGCTCAATTTCAAGTACACCGGTGTCGGCTTCTCTAGCCTGTGGGACGTACAGTTCACGCTTCAATCGGTTTAATGTGTTGATAAGTCATCGGTGACTTAGTATAATCGGACTATGCCTAAATCACTTTCCATTGCCAGCGTAATCGAGAAAAACCGGCTCTCTTCGGGCACGCCTTGGCTTATCTGCATCGATATTTCCGTCATCGATCCGGCGTCTGGTACGCTGGTCGAGAAGATTTACCTCGTCCGCAATACGGAAGGGATAGTCTTCAACGGCAACACCTACATTCCAGCCAGCTTCGACATTCAGTTGATCGACGAGTCCGGCAAGCTCAACACGGTGAATCTGGTCATCAAGGATTATACCGGCGCCATTCAAGCGCAGATGCAGCTTTATCAGGGCGGTGTTGGCTTTGCTGTCGCGGTCTCTATCGTCAATGCGGGCAACCTGTTGCAGCCGCCCGAAGTGGTCGAATACTTTCAGGTTGTCGGCGCGTCATCGAGCGTCTACGCGGTCACCTTCTCGCTAGGCGCACCGAACTTGCTGACGAAAGCATTTCCAAATCGCATTCAGTACCGCGACTTTTGTCAATGGCGCTACAAGGGGCCGCAATGCAACTATACCGGCCCGATGAACGCATGCGACCTTTCACTGAATGGCGCGCAGGGGTGCGTTGCGCATGGCAACCAGGCGAACTACGGCGCATTCCCTGGCATCAACACTCAAAACACCAGCGCATGATCGCGCCTAATTACGTCGACCTGATCGGTGCGCCATTCGAGTACGGTGGTCGCGGCCCAGGCAAATTCGACTGTTACGGGCTTGTGATGGAAATGCACAAGCGAAGCGGTCTCATCTTGCCCGACTTCGGCTTTGCAGACGACAAGGCGCTCATTTCCGCAATGATGGGCGTGACGATGCCGCAATGGAAGGAAGTCAAGCCGCGACCTGGCGCCGTTGTCCTGATTCGGATTCAGGGGCACATATCGCACGTCGGCTACATGATTGACCAGCATCAAATGATTCATACGTGGGAATGTTCCGGTGGTGTAACGGTCATTCGCGCCGATCGATGGAAGCAACGAATTGTAGGGTTCTACGAATATGTCGGCAACTAAACAGCCAAAGAAGCGCGCCCGCAAAGCAAAGACGGTATCGGCGGCAAAGATTCAGATACCCGTTATCCGAATCGTCAATCCGTTCAACCCGCGTGAGTTCGTGCGCGAAGAGGTGGTATGGGGCGCAACCAAGACGCTGAACGACTACTTCCCCGAAGTGCCATCGGTGGTGTCGAACCAGAACGCTGTCGTTTCCATCAACGGCAAAATCGTTCCAAAAGAGCTGTTTTCTGTCACCTACCTGGACAAGACCGACAACTTGGTCGTTTGCCCGATACCGGCCGGCGGTGGGGGAGGTAGCGGCGGTGGCGGCGGTAGCGGCAAGATGATTCTTGAAATCGTCGCGATGATCGCGCTCGCTGTCGTTACGGCAGGCGCTGGTCTCGCCATTGCTGGCGCGATTGGTCTCAGCGGAACGGCGCTGACGGTTGGTGGCGCAATCATTCAAGCTGGCATTATGATGGCCGGCTCGATGCTGATTCACTCGCTTTGCGCTCAAAGTTCGCCCACCCAGACATCCACGGCGTCGTCAAGTTACGGGATCGACGGCGCCAAGACGACATCGACCGAGGGTATGCCGGTGCCCGTATCGTACGGCACATTCCGCATGGCGGGCAACATCGTTGATATGTACACCATCAATGACGGCAACACGCAATTGCTTTACATGCTGCTTGCCGCCGGCGAGGGCGTCGTTTCCAGTATTACCGACATCGAGATCGATCAAAATCCGATCACCGACTACACGCAGATTCAGACCGACATCCGGCTTGGGCAGCCAAGCCAACCTGTACTGCCGTGGTTCAATCAAGTTATTGCGCCGTTCTCTGTGTCGCAAAGCCTGACGCCAACGCCGATTTACTACACAACGACGGCCAGCATTGACTCTTTCCGCATCGACCTTACGTGCCCAGGCGGACTCTATCGTACCGACCAAAGCACCGGCGCCCTGGACATCTGGCCGGTTGGTGTTGTTATCCAGTATTGCCTGACCGGCACGAACGAATGGCAAAACATTCAGGTGACAAATCAAGTCATCGGCTGGCGCGCGGTCACGGCTATCGTCAGTAACTATCTGGCATCAGGGCTGTCCGATGTTGACGCCGATAATATCCAGATTACGGCAGATGGCGTTGCGATGGCACTCAACACGACGACCAATCAATATCAAGTCGTGCAGCCAAACTACCAGTGGGTATTTCCCGCAGGCGCAGAAGATCCAAATGGCGTAACGTATGCTGATGCCGGTCAGCCTGTCACAGACCCGACACAGCTCGCCTACCTGAACGCGAACTACGCCTATGACACGGCCAACGCGCAGATTCCCCTGTACGGTTCGGCCCTCACGCAATATGGCGCCGGTCAAGTGGTTCTTCAGGCTGCACAACAGGCCGCCTTCCGCGCCTCGTATTACTCTGGCGCGATCCCGAACGGAATATACGACATTCGCGTGTCGCGGACGATTCTCAAATCGACCGACCCAACGGTCTCGGACGACACCTGGCTGACCGACGTCAACGAGATTCAAAACCAGGCAATAAACTACACCAACACGGCGCTGGTTGGGGTCTTTGCGGTTCTCGGCACACAAATCACCAGCGTTCCGAACGTCACCTTCCTACACCACGGCATTCTGATCAACGTCTGGGGCGTGCCTGGCACATGGGCGACAGAAGAGCAATGGTATCCTGCCGCCAGCAGCAATCCGGCATGGATTCTATGGGATATGCTGACCAATACGCGCTATGGCGCCTCAATACCGGAAGCGCAACTGGATCTGCCAGCATTCCAGAATTGGGCAAACTATTGCGTAGAGGAAGACCTGAACTGGAATGGCCCGTTCGACACGGCGTCAAACATCTGGGATGCCTCGCAATTGGTATTGCGCGTCGGTCACGCGCAGCTCGTGTCGATCGGCACGATTTACTCCATCGTTACCGAGGCCCCAAGTACGCCGGTAATGATGTTCTCAGTCGCCAACATGATCACGGACACCTACACGGAAACCTGGCTCGGTACGGCTGATCGCGCGACAGAAATCGACGTCACCTATTTTGATTCGACGGACTTCTACACGCAAAAGACGGTCAAAGTCTACGACCCAACCGCGCTCCAAGCCGGACGGCCTTCGAATCCGTCCGCGATCACGATGTATGGCGTAACGGACGTAGCGACGGCTTACAAAGAGGCGCAGTTCATGTTGAACATGAACCAGTACATCCTCAAGACGGTGACATTCAGCGCCCCGATGGAGGCAGTCGCCTGTAACCTTGGCGATCTGGTTTATATCCAGCATGACATGCCGAACTACGCCCAGGCGGGGCGGTTTCCGGCCGGCAGCACGACTTCGGTCATTAATCTGGATCGACCAGTCACGTTGAATTACGGCATTCAGTACATTCTGCTCGTGAATCACGACACGGCTGTCATGGCGACCGGCACCATCACCAATATCGCCCTCGACACGATATTCATCACCGGCTTTAGCGGCACGCAGACGGTATCGCGCTTTGTGGTTGGCTCCATCGACACGCGCGTATCGGGAACCTTCGAAATCGCACCTGGCGTCTTTGGGGTAACCGTAGACGACCCAACGGGGCTTGCAGTAGGCGATACCTACACACTCTACGAAACGGATTATGTAGAAACGGCAAACGTCGTCAACGCTACAACGCCGGACTCGCCAGCCGTAACGACCACGCTGACGCTCCAACACCCATTGATGCAGGCTCCTGCGCTCTATGCAAATTGGATGTTCGGCGACGTCACCAAGGCGCAGCAGATTTTCCGCATCACGAAGATCGAGGGGTCGCAAGATTACCGGCGCGACATTACGGCGCTCCAGTACAACCCCCTGGTCTATGACTTTTCGCGTTACAGCTCGTCCATCCCGCCAATGCTTGAGGCGACATCAGGCCCGATCGGCCAAGTAACAAGCGTGACCGCCTACGAAGAAACCTACGTCGCAGGCCCGACCGTGGTCAGTGAAGCGCAGATCACATGGGTTGCGCCGGCCGACGGTCTATATGCCGGCGCGGACATCTGGGTTGCGCGCAATGGTGGCGCCAATGCCCTCTACGGCTCAGTCTCGAATGTTGTTAGCGCGGCAATCAGCGCGGTCAAGAACGACACCATTATCGTGACCGTTGTCGCGTTCGATGTTAATGGCAACAGGGCGCCGCTTACCGGTGCGCCTTCTTCAACGGTCTTCATCACCGGTACTCTGCCGGTAGTGAGCGTGGGTGGCGTCACTGGCACCGAATTCCTCTGGGTTGGCCGCGATCTTCTGTTGAATTGGAATTACAACTCGACAACCGCCTCGTACGAATTCGGATCTGAACCGACCGGCGCCGACGCCGGATCGCTCGACCCGCAATTTCAAGACTATCAAGTTCAAGTGTTCGATCAAACGGGCACCGTTCTGCGCAGAACCGAGTATGTGACGGCCAATAGCTACTTCTACCCGTATGAACACAACTTCTCGGATGGACTTGAACGCTACCTGCAAGTGCAAATTTGCATGCGTGACACGTCCAATAATCTGGGCAAAGTGTCGACGGTAGATTGTTTGAATACGCCGCCAACGATTACCGGCACTACCGCAACGGCGAACTTCGACAGCGCGGCAATATCGTACACGTATTCGACCTGTGCTGACTTTGCCGGCACGATCGTCTTCATGTCAGAAGCGGAAGAGGATATTTCTGGCGATATCACGTCGACGGCAATGCAGGCATTCAAGGTATTCGACGGCCCTGACTCGGTTATCAATCTGACAAACTTGATGTTTGCCACGAACTACTTCTATCGCATTGCCGCGTATGACGTATTTGGCGAGACAGAACTGACGCCGTTTGCACCTTGCGCTTTTGCCACGACTAATCTGAATGTCGCAGCAATTGCCGCTGGCGCGCTTACAATTCCAATGCTCAGTACCGATCTGCAAACTCAGATCGAACTGATCAGCGG